TTACCTTGATCCATAGCAGCACCACTACCACCCGGAGTCTTCAGGCAAACAATTCCGCCACGAGTAGCGGTTTCGTTCATGAAGAAAGAGATGTCTGTGACACCTTCGTATCTATCACCTTTAAGAGCCATTTTCAGACCTCCTATTTAAAAAAATGCTTATTTATGCAAAGCAGTATCAAGGTAACTAGCCAGCGAACTGATCAGATCTTCGTGTTCTGACTGAGGTGTTTCCCCAGCAGTTGACAAAGCTTCTTCTCCAGACTCTTCTGCTTCAGCTAAAACATCTTCAGATGCGTTAACGTCTGCTGGATCGTCTTCGACCGACTCTTCTGCCTCTTCAGCCTGTGCTTCTTCATCTGCCGACACCTCGTCAGCAGCTTCTTCTTTTTCTTCTTCTTCTTCTGCCTTAGCTTCTTCTACCAGATTTTGGTTAGCTGCGTAAACCTCGACGATGCTCGCGAATTGTTCTTCGCTAACACCTTCAAATTTTGCAATAACCTCTTCTGCTGATTCTTTGCTAAGACCAGCTTCAACTAAACTAGCTACCTTGGCAGCTTGTTCAGCTTCTGCTACAATAACATCAAGTTCACTTTGGAGCGCGTTTCTTGCTTCAGTAACTTCTGCAAGCTGTGCTTCAAGAGCTTCCTTGGCTGATGTGGATTCGGACAACTGCTCTTCCAAAGTCTGTTTTGCTTCGGAAAGATGTGTCAAAGCAGCTTCCTGCTCCTCAATCTTAATTCCAAAATCATCAAACTTTGCCTGAACAGCCGCTTCGTCCATTTCAGCGAGTCTTTTTGTCAGGCTATCAACTTTAGCCTGTAATTCGTTAGTATCGGACATCGAACTGTTCTCCTTTTCATCTAGAATAAGTGATGAACTAACTGTTTGTAATTCACTAGCCACCGGAGTATTTTTGTTAAAAGGATCGAAATCATTGAAAACAAACACACTTTCTGGATTAGCCGGTTTCCTTACTAAACCCTTCCCACTAAATGTAATTTCCTTTAGTAACCTACCTACTTTGTATCCTTCGTAAAAACCAGTCCCTCCATAAGATCTTAAGTGTTTTGTTAAAAATGCACTGTCTTCATCCCTTGCTACAACACGACTTTCACCATCAGGTGTCTGAACTGCGTAGTCAAAATCCTTAAACAAAGCCTCCATAGAAACGAACCATTCGCCTCTACCTATCTCCTCTATTATAGTCGAAATCCTATTAGAAAGTTCAGGATCTCTACTAGCAATATGTTTATAAATTACGCCACTTGTTAAGATGTGAAACTTATCAGGCATTTCATCAGATGCTGATATGACTTTACCATCTTGATTTATGGCTTTACTGGCTGTTATATGACCAATGATATCCGCAGGATTGTGCTCAAGATTGAACGGCTTGTCCTCAGGACTTGTTCTTGCGTCCCAAACCTGTTCGCTTGAGAATACATCATCGTTCTTGTTCCAGCCTGTTGAAACCAAAATCGTGTTTACATAATGTAGGTCTACTTGACCTTCATTCGTAGCTAAGGCTGAGTCTAAAGTTTTAGACGCCTTTGCCAACAATTTGGCCTCATCTGTATTGTCTGATTCTTTTATGACGGACTGAAAGGCAAAACTCTTTGATTGAGATATAGCCTTCTCTAAGCCATCAAATTTTTCTTGTGAATATATATGCATACTTTTCTCCTGCATGGGTCATAAAAATATACACCACAAAACAAAAAAAGTGATTGTTACGTTTTATTTGCAAGGGCGTAAGCAGAAACTTGGATTGACCTCAGTTCGTCAACATTTGGATCTTTACCATTATTTGAAACAAAGCTTAAAACAAAATCTTCATAAGCTCGATCAATTTCTACTGGTATATGCATGTTTCCATGTTGAAGTTTAGCCAAAATAATTTCTGGTGTTAGGTCTGAAAAAGCATCTATAGAACATAGTATTAGAAACTTAATTCTTTCTAGTGTGTTGAACTCTTCAGAAGAAAGGCTTCTTAAGTTCTTCTTGTTATAATGCTGTAATAAAAACGGCGTTACTAAAGCAGAAATCTTGTCTTGAGCAGACTTTGCCCAAGTCATCTTATCTATAAAATCCTGATGAGAGGCTGAGACTCTAGGTTTAACTTCTCTCCGTTTTCTTTTCTCAGAGTCTTTTGAATTTTTAGGTCTACCTTGTTGGGGCTCACCTTTATTCCCCTCTTCTGTATTTGTGGGAAACCTCCTGTTGGAAGCTTCTCGCATATCTTCTTGAGGCGACTTCTCACCATTCTTCCTGTCATTCAGGTAAAGGCCAACTTCACTAGGTGTTACTATACCTCTCTGCATTGCAATTTTAGCTAAGTCATGTTCCTTCTCAGGGTTATGCCAAGGACTTGCTTTTTGCACGGAACCGTCTTTTTGTCTAGCTCTGTGTTCTCTCTTGGATCTCAAGTTTTCAAGGTCATTCATTTCGCCAAATCTTTCTAGGAGTGTTTCGTGACTTATGATTCCTCTGTCAGCTAATTGTATTAACAGTGATTTTTCAGAAGATTCATCAGACAATATCATTCTATCAAAAATAACCTGAGCTGGGAATCTAAAACCCATCGCTTTTTGTACTAAGGCGAGTTCGCGCTCCCAGAAATCCCTTAGCCTGTCTCTACCGTACTCTAATCTTTGAACTAAAGTCTTTAGAGATATATAGTTATTAGTAAACCCGCTTGAGGTTGCAGACCCGGTTAGTGTTGGTGGAATTCCAAGACCTGCGTATATGTTATTTAATACAGGTTCGTATTTTTCTGAACCTAAGAATTGGTGAACATTAGTTCCTGATTCTTTGAAATCTAACTCAGGACCCCAGATTAGATCAAAAGCTCCACCTCCGGGATTGCTTATGAGAATGTCTGCCAGCTTAGAAACAGCGGCGTCAGTTGGAAATATTTCGTGTTCTAGACTACCAAGTCTCCATAATCGAACCTGAGAAATAGCGCCGTCTAATGCTGCTAGGTCCGCAAGTTTCATCTTTTCTAAGAGCATTAAATCATCTAGCAGTGAGTTGATCATAGGATCTGCCCAAACCTGCCAATCGTCTTTTTTGTAATGGTAAACACAAATCTTATCTGAATCTAATTTTAAGAACTGTTGTCCAGATTTAGCGGCTTTTTTAATTTCAGAAGATAATCCTTTAATAAGGTTCTTGTCTTCAGTTGACTTTGGGTTCGTTATAGCTCGTCTTAGATTTTGAGAAATCTTAATTGCGTATTCAGGCTTCCCAACAAACTGAGCTAACTCTCCGCCTAAAACTTCAAGTGATATGGGACTAAGAAAGCTATACTTTCCGGGGATTACTCTTCTGAGTGGTTTTAGATCTAATTCTTTTTCCATATCGGGTCTAAGAATTCCATCACCTTCATCTCCTGTACTCTTCTGCAAATCGTTTACGTCTTTGATCCCAATCTTCATTGTAGATCTTTTTATGATTACATTGCCACTTCTATATAGTAAATTTAAAAATCTCTCAGAAATAGCGCTTCCGTTTACTCTCTTAAACCAGCCTCTAAAAAACTTCTGTATCTTTGGGTTTGGGTGAACTATCTGAACACCTTGACAACCAAAGTCAGCCATCAAGTCAATTACGTTTCTAATTAGACCTACCTTCTTGTAAGCCTCCATGCAGAACGCAATTATTTCTTTCTGTTTGCTCGGAACTCTTTCGTCTGGTCTGAAGTATTCATAGTCTTTTCTGGAGAACTGATTACGTACAGATACATTCGTATCAATTCCTTCAAACCTTCTCTTGTTTGCATGGGCAGACTGAGGTGTTATAATGCGAAACTCATCATAAGCTGCGTTAACTCTATCTAGATCGGTTCCTTCTTTGCCAACGTTGATAAACCCTTTTTCGTTTTTCGGAGAGCGATTTTTGATGTTATCACTCTTACTGTTTTTTGAAACCGACATTTTAAAAGCTCCATTCTAATTGCAATTCAATTACCATTCTTATTATAGTACACCAACTACCTTCTTTGTACACCCATACCGTAAATTCCAGTCATTTTTTCTGTCATATGGCTTGGGCCTTTGTATAATTTACCTGAATCAGCAGAACCATCTCCTCGGTCAGATATAGCGTATCCACCTACAGGTTCATAAAACTTAGTAGAGGGCGTTTTGGCCATTGTTCTAGCTACCATATTTGCTATCAATAAAGATGAGTATCTATCTTTTCTTAGCCTACCCTTTTTGTTTCCCGGTAGCTTAACTTGTGGAGTGTCCCACTTGTCCCTTCCAGAGGTTCCTGTTTGACTATGCTCGATTGTAGCTAGCTCATCCTTCAGCTCTTCTATTTCCATAACACAATCTTCTAAAGTGTCATATACTCTATCTGAGGCTGAGTCAACTACGGCGGCTTCACCTAAACTCCAAGAGTCAAAGTGAGGGAATAATAAAACCTTATCCTCAAAATCCTTTCTCATTCCGTGATTGGCTTCACTAATCCAATCAGCCTTTGCGAAATTAACCATGTGTAATACATGAAGACCGGGTTCTTTATCTGTAGGCTTATTCTCCTTTTCCCACCAAAATGGATCGTTCTTTCCTCGTTTGAGGTAAGGCCATAATCTAAATTCACCTTCACCTATTTTATCTGGGTCTTGGAGGGCTTCCATAATTGCTATGCCACCTCCTTGAGAGTCTATACCGATATGATTGCTTGGAAATGAATTCATTAAGCTTCTTATTTTTCTAGCACAATAGCCGTAGAAATCATGGTCTCTTACCAGCTTTTTACTAAGCTTCTCTTTATGTTGTTGTCTTGTTGTCGTCCAAGTATAAACTATTCTTCTGTGGTCTTCATGTTGTTCAAGAATGACTATAGAGAAGTTGTCTCTTTCTGAAGCTGGGTCAACACCAAAAACATACTCGGCATTTGGGTTTCCATGAGTAGTCGCCTTAAAATGAACATCGCCACTTGGAAGAGATAGAGGTTCGTTTGTAACGCATGACTCGACAAGTGATCTCTTAAAGAACCCGTCTGAATCGGTGCAAAAACAAGCCCCGTATTCCATCTGGTAAATAGATGTGTGGATCGTGGCTTTTGCTCTAGCAACCTGAGTTGCGTCCATGAAACCTTCTGGTAGTTTATGGTAAGGTATTCTTATAATACTATACTTTCTCCAATCAAAATCTTTTGGTACTTCACCTTGGAATATTTCTTGTAGTTTTTTTTCATCCCCTTGGCTAGCAATAATCTCTTTATATCTTTTCCAGTAGTCTGAGAAATGATTAAAAGCATAATAAGCTGTACCAGATAGTATAGACTGATTTCCTATTGACTCTATTGCTTCCTCTTCATCGTCCTGAGGGGTCCAAAGCCCTAATGACTTTAGAGCCTTGATTCTAGCTGCACTTTTAACACCCTCTACAGGTGTAGAGCTTACTGAAGCAAAACCTTGCACAACTGTTTCATAAACTTCTGTAGGTATTGATGCAAATTCATCAGCAATAATATAATTAGCACGCAAACCACGAATCTTTGTACCGTCACCAAGAGGAATGGCCATTATAACAGAATCACCAATATAAAAAGTACATCTGTCAACGTCTCTCTTTGGCCCTTGATGCTTACCACTACCGACTATACTTCTAAGCAAAGGAGCATTTCTCCAGAATGTTTCCATGTACTCGAATAACAGCTTAGACTGTCTAAACGCAGCACCTACTATAACAATCTTTGCTCCGGGACACAGAAGAGCCCTAATCATAGCATATAATGAAAGTATAAAAGATTTACCAGCACCACGACTAGCAACTAGCATAGGAAAAGTTCTTACCCATAACTCTCTGATAACAGCAGTCTGAAATGGAAGTAAGTCTATATTGAATAATGTTTTTATAGACCATCCTAGATAGTCTGGATTTCTCATTAAGTCTAGTATCTCTAGAGCAGGGTTTTCTAGATCCGTGTTAGTCAAAAGAGGGTTGTTTACCTGTATTAGTGATGTGTCACCAAGCTTTAGGTAAGCCTCGTTAAGAAACCTCTCTGTAATTTTATCGTGATTCAAGCTCTACTACTCTCTTAAAAATGCTAGATGCGACCTCTTTTCCGTAAGCGCCGCAAAACAGTATATGAACATTATATTGCATTCCTAGCTCTAATGTTCTCTTAAGTATGAAAGGACCTTTGATTTTTATATATTTTCTTTTACTGTAAGGGATTCCGCTGCCGTTCGGGTAATCCATAATATCCCTCATGTTGAACTCAAGTATAACGTAACGATACTTATACTCAACCATCCTTTCTAATTCTCTTTCAAATCTTTTTTCAGTGATATTTCTAGCGAACTCTGAAATAGAACCTTTGCGTTCTATAGAAAGTATCTCTTCGTAACCTTCAAGGCTATAGTCTCCAGTATCAAGCTTTCCTATGGTAGTACCACTGCAAGAACCTGAATCGCTAAAGTCCCACCCTTTTTGCTCACGGGTGTCCTTTATCACGTTGTATTTTTTCTGCCTCATCTAACCTCTCCAACACTACTGGTATGATCGGATTCCTGACGATATCTTTTCCTGTTAAGTAACAAATACTTATTCTTTCAATATCTACGAGCTCGTGTAAACAGAAGTTAAAAGCCCCCCTGTTTCTGTACTCCAAGTCGGATTGTTTAGAGTCGCCTGATATTATTAATTTTGAGTCGATCCCCATTCTAGTTATAAACATTTTCATCTGGTCGTAAGTTGCGTTTTGCATTTCGTCGCCAATAATAAATGCTTTATGAAAGTTCCTACCTCTCATTAAAGCCAGAGGAACAACCTCTAACTTTCTAGCATTCTTTAGTTCGGCTATCTCGCTTTGTGATAAGAAATATGAAAATTCATCGAATACAGGTTGCAAATAAGGGTCAAGCTTTTGTTCCGCTGTACCGGGTAAAAAACCTATTCTTTCACCAGCCTGAACTATGGGTCTAGTAACAATAATTTTTTCAACATCTCCCCTTAGAAAATACTCTACAGCAGCTCCAACGGATAGATGTGTTTTTCCACTTCCAGCAGGGCCTTCGCATAACACTATATCACTATTTTTAACAGATTGTAAAACCTTTTTTTGATTAGGGGTTCTAGCAGTAACCCTTTTACGTTTTCCCATCGTCTCAGTTGACTTAGCATTACTTTTTCTTTTTCGCATTATTTCTCGCTACTATTTTAATGAAGATTGATTCCCACTGTTGTTCATTTTTTGTTACCTTTTTATGGCATCTACTACATAATGTTACACCGTTATTCCTATCTAACCTTAGTTGTGGAAAGGATGCCCATGTTCTAATATGATGAGCTTCTATCCTTTTTTTAGATCCACACCCCGGCATTTGACACTGAAAACTGTCTCTTTTATATATATCTTTTCTCCATTTTTTATACAGAGGGTTTGAGTAATCTCTATACATTTAAGTCACTTTCTACCATTCTTTTTACTAGTTGATTAAAGTCAACGTTAGGAGACCATTGCAAAACTGTGTTTGCCTTAGCTGGGTCTCCTAAGAGGTAGTCTACCTCAGAAGGTCTATAAAACTTAGGGTCTATAACAACAAGGTTTTCCCAATCATCCACACCTATGTGGGAGAAAGCCTCATCTAAGAAGTCTCTAACAGTATGTGTTTTTCCTGTCGCCAAAACATAGTCATCTGGATAGTCTTGTTGCAACATCAACCACATCCCATGAACATAGTCTTCAGCATGACCCCAATCTCTGTGAGCGTCTAAATTGCCTAATGCCAACTTATCAAAACCAGACTTTGTTGTATAGAAACCATATTCATCAAAAGCATAAGAATCTACATTAGATGGGTCTAATCCGTGGGTTCTCGCCCAAGTGCAATAATCAGCAATCCACTTACTAATCTTTCTAGTTACAAATAATTCGCCTCTTCTTTCCGATTCATGATTGAACAGAATCCCAGAACAAGCAAATATATCATAAGATTGCCTATAAAGTCGCACGGTATGATGAGCAGCAAGCTTAGCGATAGCGTAAGGTGATTGAGGGGTGAGTGTCGTCTCTTCGTTTTGGTACTTCTTTCCGTTTCTTTCGCTATAGGCCTTCCCAAACATTTCGCTAGTAGACGCTTGGTAGAATCTAGTGTGAGGGGAGTAAGTACGAATCGCTTCAAGGATAAAAAGAGGGCCTTCAGCATTTGTCTTCCATGTATAAATGGGTTGATCAAAAGATGTCTTAACGTGACTCTGAGCAGCAAGGTTGTAGATCTCATCTGGTTGGT